GCGAAATTATTGCTGCCGCGACGAGCGGTTCAAGTATTCGTGGCTTGTCTATGAACGTAATCTTTCTTGACGAGTTTGCATTTGTTCATGGTGCAAATGAGTTTTATACAAGTACCTATCCAGTTATTTCTTCTGGAAAAGACACAAAGGTTATTATTACAAGCACCCCTAATGGAATTGGCAATATGTTTTATAAACTTTGGGAGGGTGCAATACAAGCCACTAATGAGTTTCAGCCATTTACTATTCGATGGAATGATGTGCCTGGGCGAGATGATGAATGGAAACGTCAGACAATCGCAAACAGCAGTGAACTTCAATTTGCTCAAGAGTTTGAAGTAAACTTTATTGGCAGTTCGCAAACTCTCATAGGCTCTGACACATTATTAGGGTTGCAATCGCATGAACCACTTCAAATGCAACATGGCATACGTTATTACGTTGAACCCATTGAAGGTCATGACTATATAATAACTGCAGACGTCAGTAAAGGACGTGGCCAGGACTATAGTACATTTACTGTATTTGATATATCAGGTGTTGACGACGTCTTTAAACAAGTTTGCACCTATAGAGACAATCTTGTGTCTCCACTTATGTTTCCAGAATTTATTGTTCGTGCAGCAAAAACATACAATAACGCGCTTGTAATAGTTGAAAACAATGATGCAGGACAAGTTGTCTGTAATGCAATCTATTATGATTATGAATATGACAACACGTTTGTGCAAAGCTCAGTAAAGAGCAGCGGGATTGGGGTGACTATGACAAAACGGGTAAAGCGTATTGGTTGCAGTAACTTAAAAGACTTGCTTGAAAGTGGTAAACTTCAACTTTGTGACGCAGACACGATAGTTGAACTCAGTAGTTTTGAGCCAAAGGGAGACAGTTATGCCGCTCGTGGAAACACTCATGACGATATGGTTATGAATCTTGTACTTTTTGCGTGGTTTGTAAGTACAGACGCGTTTGGCGGACTGAGTAATATCGAGTTAAAATCATTGCTCTATAGTGAAAAGATACGAGAAATGGAAGAAGACTTGCCCCCGTTTGGTATATTTGATACTCCGCAAACATCACAAACTCCAAGCATGATTGACTATGAGCGTCAGGTATCATCGCTTCAGGAGTGGAATGCGCTGTAAAAGTGACTTTTTATAAATATCGATAGATTGAATTTTTCTTATTATGCTCTCTTAAACTTATAATTAACAACTGAAAGAAAAAAATATATGGCATTCTTAATATCACCTGGAGTCGAGGTAAATGAAATCGACCGCACAGACGTAATCCCAGCTCTTTCTACTTCTATTGGTGGATATGCTGGTGATTTTAATTGGGGACCTTATGGTCAAATTGTTTCTGTAGGCACTGAAAAAGAACTTGGTTCTATATTCGGCACACCATCAAGAAACACATCAATTGCAAGTTCATTTTTAACTGCAGCAAGCTTTCTTAAATACGGCCAAGGTTTACGCGTTGTACGTACTTTAAATACCGGTGCAAATACTGCCCGTGCTATTACTGGTGAAATTGGTTCTGAAACCATATTTAATGTTAAAGACTATGAACAATTCGAGTCTTTAACTGATTTACCAAGCACAATCTTTGCACGTTATCCTGGAGAATTGGGTAATAGCATAGAGGTTAAAATTGCGTATTCAGATTTATTAGAAAGTACGTACGAAACAAACTTTGGTAAACACTTTAATTCAAAACCAAATCAAACACTCTATGCTGAGCAAATTGGTTCTTCTGCAAATGATGAAATACACATCTTAATTACTGACGTAGATGGTAGAATTTCTGGAACACGCGGAACTATATTAGAAAAGTACGAAGGTCTATCATTAGCGCGTGACGCTAAATCAGAAGACGGTTCGTCACTGTGGTATGGAGATGTGGTAAATAGAGGTTCTAGTTATATCTATATCAGCAGTTTAGATTTTATTTTTGATAATGCTGACGTTATTTTAATTGAAAATCCATCTGTTATTATATCACGCAACGCGAATGCAAATATAACCGAAGCAAGTGCAAACTTTGTTGGTTTTGTCGAGGTTGCAAATACTGGTACAATAAATGGTGAAACTGGTAATACCGTTAATTCTGGTACGACTACACTTGTAAAAAATATTGTAATTGGTATTAAATTTAAAGATTCATTATACACAAATCTGTCAGGTAATAATTGCAGACTAATCTTGAATTCAAGCGAGACGGAAATTGTTGGTGGATCACCGACAGTTGCATTTGATGTAAAAAATAATAGTACAACAGCATTTGATATGGATGTAACTGTTACATATGATGCTACACACACCATATTAGATATTATACACGCATTAAATACATCAGTTGCTAATGAGTATACATTAAATTCAGTTGATAATCGTGCATATCAATTTACAGCATATATCGACGAACTTTATAAAATTACTACAAGCGATACTGCAGACGGAGATGCAAACAGTAACACTACAACAGTTCGTACACCAAATAATGTAATTATAGACACTACACTTGCAGCAAATATTAATGCTAAAATAATGAGTAATTTGCTTCCGCAATATAACTACATTGATGATTTTTTAACAAACGGAGTTAATATCTTCCAATTTTCTGGTGCTATTATTGGTAACGGTACAATTGACGGCTTGGTTCGTATAATGTATGGCGGCAAAGATAGAACAGCAGGCACAGTTAATACACGTGCGACCGACGTTGTAGCTGCTCTTGACGTAATCGAATATGTTGATAGAGATCTATTAGATATAAACTATCTTTTCGCTCAGTCAATTGATGGTGACTCTTCAGTGGATACTAAAATTAGAGACATAGTTGAATCACGTCGTGATATGATTGGTTTCTTATCTGCGCCAGTGAGTATTGCAACATTAACCACAAATGATGCTAAAAAAACTGCAGTATTAAATAAATTCAGAGACATTGGATCAAGTAGTTTCCTTGTATTTGACAGCACTCCAGTGTATGTCTACAACAAATACCAAGATAACTATATTTGGATACCTGCATGTGGTCACGTGGCTGGTCTTTGCGCGAATACTGATCTTGTTGCTGAGCCATGGTTTTCGCCAGCTGGCTTTAATCGTGGACAACTTCGTGGAGTCACTAAACTTGCATTAAACCCTACTCAGTTGGAGCGAGATGATCTTTATAAAGAAAGAATTAATCCTATTGTTTCATTCCCTGGCCAAGGTATTGTCCTATTTGGTGATAAGACTGCGCTTAAAAAAGCTTCTGCCTTTGATCGCATCAATGTGCGTCGCCTATTTAATATAGTCGAAAGATCAATTAAACAGTATGCAAAAAGCCAACTCTTCGAAATTAACGACGAGTTTACGCGAAGTGCATTTGTTGCTTCAGTAGAACCATTTTTAAGAAACATACGCGGTCGTCGTGGAATTACAGACTATCGTATTGTTTGTGACGCGACAAATAACACTGCGGCAGTAATTGATAGCAATCAATTTGTTGGAGATATTTACATTAAACCCGTAAAATCTATTAATTATATTTCACTAAACTTTATTGCTACTCGTAGTGGTGTATCATTTAATGAAATTGCAGGTTAATTAAACATTATAAATACTTAAAATTAAAAAAATATGAGACAAAGTATATCAGATTTTAAATCTAAATTTAGCGGTGGCGCTCGTCCAAACTTATTCGAGGTCAAATTATTTTGGCCTGATACAGTAAGAGCAGCAACTGGCACAGACGCTCTTACAGATACGTTAATGATAAAGGCAGCAAGTTTGCCACCAAGTGTCATTAATACTATTGAAGTGCCGTTTAGAGGACGTAAGTTGAAGGTTGCAGGTGATCGTACATTCGAATCATGGACAATTACTGTTATAAATGATACAAACATGGTTCTTAGAAATAAATTTGAATTATGGATGGATTTAGTTTCTAGAAATTCTGTTAATTTAAAAGATCTGCCAGGTCTTAGTTATATGCAAGACTTGTATGTGACTCAATTAGACAGTGAACAAGAAGCTATTAAAGAATATCAGATTCATGATGCCTTTCCTGTAAACATTTCTGCCATTGATCTCAATTATGAAACTAATGACGCGGTTGAAGAATTTACTGTTGAGTTTAGTTATCAATATTGGACATCACGTCAAGCCGGCGTAGAAGATTATACCGGAATTCGATAATTGATATATCTTTATTAAAATAGAGATATAAATAATATATTATGAAGCTATTCGGCTATGAAATATCCAAGGTAATCAATAAAAAAGATACCCCTGACCTTAATAAAGTACCGTCATTTTCTGCTCCAATTGAAAATGACGGTACTTCTGTCATAACATCTTCGGCTACGGCCGGTTATTATGGACAGGTACTTGACATTGATGGCGCTGCGCTGACAAATGAAAAAGATTTAATCTTAAAATGTCGTGCTGCAGCTACTCAACCAGAGTGTGACTCTGCAATATCTGACATTATAAATGCATCTATTGTTTCTGATTCTGACGGCGCTCCAATCAATCTAGTGCTTGATAAACTAGAACAGCCAGAAAGTATAAAGAAAAAAATACTTGAAGAGTTTGACACAATAACAAAGTTGTTGTCGTTTAATTATAACGGCCAGGATATTTTTAGAAAGTGGTATATTGATGGTAAGTTATATTACCACATGATGATTGACCCAAAAAAGCCAAAAGAAGGCATAAAGGAATTGAGGGCAATTGATCCACTAAAGATCAAAAAGGTTAAAGAAATAACAAATAAGATAGACAAAAATACTGGAGTAAAAACTTCAGACGTCACAGCAGAATACTTCTTATATTCAGATGACTTTAATAGCAACAGTGGCTTTAAGATTGATCCAAATAGCATAGTTTATGCGCCGTCTGGATTGCTTGACGAAAGCAATAAGTTTGCAGTTTCTTATTTGAATAAGAGTGTAAAGTTGGTAAACCAGTTACGTATGATGGAAGACGCTCTCGTAATCTATCGTATATCTCGTGCGCCGGAACGTCGTATTTTCTATATCGATATTGGTAACTTGCCAAAGGGTAAGGCTGAAGAGTATGTTCAAGGCATTATGGCGAAATATCGCAACAAACTTGTTTATGATGCAAATACTGGTGAGATACGCGATGACCGAAAGAGCATGAGTATGCTTGAAGACTTTTGGTTGCCACGTCGTGAAGGTGGTCGTGGTACAGAAATTACTACACTCCCTGGCGGAGACAATCTCAGTCAGATTGAAGACGTAATCTTTTTCCAAAAGAAACTATATCGTTCATTAAACGTGCCAGTCAATCGACTTGAAAGCGAAACTGGCTTTAATATAGGTCGTGCAAGTGAGATATCTCGTGAAGAGGTAAAGTTTCAAAAGTTTATTAATCGCTTGCGTAAAAAGTTTTCGATGCTCTTTATCGAGGCGCTACGGGTACAACTATTATTAAAGGGAGTGTGTACTGCTGATGACTGGGAAGATATACGCGAAAACATTTCAGTTGACTATATTGAAGACAACTATTTCTCAGAGCTTAAAGACTTTGAGATTATGAAAGAACGTATTAGCATGCTTGATACCATAAGCTCTCATATTGGTAAATATTACAGCGACAAATGGGTACGCAGCAACATTCTTAACCAATCTGACGACGATATTGAGCGCATGAATGCTGAGATTGCTAAAGAAAAACCTGCTGAAGAGGCAACACCAACAGACGTTAGCGATGAAGGCGAGTCGATGAGTTTTGAAAGCACCTCGGACGACACATATATAGATAATAGTCATAAAGAAGAAATTCAAGAAGCTCAGTTAAAAATGATTGAGAGTATGACTCGAATCTTAGAAGAATAGTCTTATGCCCGACATTGATGATGTTAACAACAATCTACTCTCAGTCGCTCTATACAAAAAACTTCAAAAGCAATTAGAACCAATTGTAGAAAAGATAGACGCGCTTGAGAATGCGTCTGCTCTTGTTGAAGCGGTCGCTGGTCCTAAAGGCGAGAGAGGAGCAAGAGGAGAGACAGGCAGTCGTGGCGAAATTGGACCACAAGGTTTGCGTGGTGAAGTTGGTCCTCGTGGAGAGAAAGGCGACAAAGGAGATCGTGGAGAAGTTGGACCGGTAGGACCGCAAGGACCAGTCGGTGAAAAAGGTGAACGTGGCGAGCAAGGTAAACGTGGAGAGATTGGACCAGTAGGACCGCAAGGCGAAGTTGGTCCACGTGGTGAGAAAGGCGATATCGGAGAACGTGGTGAGCAAGGCATTCAAGGTATAGTTGGACCACAAGGACCTGCGGGTGAACGTGGTGAAAAAGGTGAGACAGGCGATCGTGGAGAAGTTGGACCTCAAGGTGAAAAAGGTGAGCAAGGCGATCGTGGAGAAGTCGGACCAATGGGTTCGCAAGGTGAACGCGGTGAAATTGGACCACAAGGACCGGCAGGAGAAAAGGGTGACAAAGGTGATACTGGTGAACGCGGCGAGAAGGGAGACGCTGGTGAACGAGGTGAGCAAGGAGAAAAAGGTGATCCAGGAGAAGTAGGACCTCAGGGTGAACGAGGTGAAGTTGGACCACAAGGACCTATTGGACCTGAAGGTCCAGCAGGCAAAGATGCAATACTACCAGACATTGATGCGATACTTGATCCTGTTATAGAACGAGTACAAACTAATGTCGATAGTTATATTGACAAGTCAGAAAAAACTTTTAAAGGTTGGCAGAGCATGGTCAACACACAACTCTCTACAATTGGTGGAGGTGGTGAAGTGTGGTTGAGTCGACTAAATGATGTCGATCGTACAAGTGCAAAGGTTGACGGCGCGTATCTTAAGTATGACGCTGCGAGTAAAAAATGGATTGGAGCGACTGGTGGTGGAGGTGGAACTGGAGAAGACGGGGCAAGTGCCTATGAAGTTGCTGTCGCTAATGGATTTGTTGGAACCGAAACACAATGGTTAGCAAGTTTAATTGGATCGCAAGGAGAAAAAGGAGAAAAAGGCGATAAAGGAGACGTTGGTGAGCAGGGCATTCAAGGAATTCAAGGAATTCAGGGAATTCAAGGTGAGCAGGGCATTCAAGGTGAGCAGGGCATTCAAGGCATTCAAGGACCTCAAGGTGAACATGGTTTAGCTGGTGACAAATATCAAACAACATCATCTACAAATCTCCTGATTCCAACGATAGGCACAACAATCACACTTACTGTAGAAACAGATTTGTCATATAGCACAAATCAGACTGTTCTCATTTCGCATAATATTAGCAATCATATTCATGCTGAGATTGACTCTTATAATCCAACCACAGGTGTGATGATAGCTGTAGTTACAGACACTGAAGGTGATGGAACTTTTTCTTCATGGGTCGTAAATCTTTCAGGAGCAGTTGGAGCAGTTGGTGAACAGGGACCGCAGGGAATCCAAGGAATTCAGGGAATCCAAGGTGAACAGGGACCGCAGGGCATTCAAGGAATCCAAGGTGAGCAGGGACCGCAGGGCATTCAAGGAATTCAAGGCGAAACTGGTCCATCTAATGTGCTGTCAATTGGTACTGTAGTCTCTGGAAGTTTTCCGCAAGTCAATATTAGTGGAACCAGTCCAAGTCAAACTCTAGACTTTGTACTTCCAAAAGGTGATGACGGAGCGCCTGGTCCAATTGGACCTTCAATTGAGTCTCTTATTATTACCGAGACAACAACTGCTCGTACTCTTGCGTTGACTGATACTAACCAATATATTCGATGCGCAAATGTTTCACAAACATCTATTACGGTTCCTCCAGAATCAACAGTTCCATGGACTGCCGGAACGACAATTTATTTTCGTCGTGACTCAAATGCTGGTGCAATTAGTTTAATTGCTGGTTCTGGTGTGACAATAAATAACAGTAGCATTGCACCAACAATTCAAGTAGATCAAAATTTTGCGCTTAAGAAAATAGGGACAAATATTTGGGACTTTATCTAAATGGATCTAAAGCATATTATTCCGCAACAGCGTAGGCGTGTCTATGGTCCATCTTTAGACATTCAGTATTCGGTAGATAAAACCAACGTACCACGTGTAGGTCCAACTCCAACATTTACACGAGCAAG